TGTATATTCTTGAAGTAATTTTTCAACACCTAAAATAATAGTTCGAGCAATATATTGATTTCCTACAGAGGATTTACCATAATTAACTAAAGGTATTTGTAATATCTCAGACAAAGGCAAAGGCCAACATCTAGTATGACCTTCTTCCGTTTCTGTAAAACTACACCCTGAGGTAAGCAATACCTTTACTTCACTCATACTTCTAGAATTTCCATCTCATAAATGCCTGAGTTTGCGCCATGCTCTCGACACTCAGCAGATACACAACGACATCTACCATCAGTCATTTTGTTAATTAAATCATCTGCAAAATAAAAAGCGTGTTCAGCAAACTTTTCACAACCGACACCATTCATAATACGAACATCCGCAAGACCTTTGTCTTGCAACTCCATAAGTTCTTTAATCTTTGGATCGTCTTTATCAATCGCAAGTGTGTGGTCAAATTGTTTTTCCAACCATTCCTTTAGTTGTTTCAGACCGCCAAAGTCTACAACCCAGTTCTTATCATCAAGAGTTCGGGCGGCAAACTTAAAACTAAATGCAAGTGAATATCCATGAATCAAACTACAGTGAGAATGTGTAGCCAATGGCTGTCTAAATGCACATGAAAGTCCACGATCATGCCCATATGTTTTAGTGCTGTAATACATCAATCAATCCTTTAGCCGAGAAGTATTCCTTTTCAAGAAACTCTCTGTTATTATGTATAGTCGAAGTCATATGATTTGTGTGAAAATCATCCATTAAATGACGAATACGGTTAATTAATTCATCCTTATATTTTGTGTAACCATTCATGTTTCGTGTCCATTTACTGTCATACTTAAATTCATCGTGATACATTTCTTTGTATGACAATCTATCTGGAACCATCGGAATAGCACCTGCACACAATGCCTCATAACATCCTATGCCTAGTGTCTCCTGCAAGTTTGCTGAAAATACCATTTTAGATTCACCCAACAACTTGTGATAATCTTGTTTTTTCAGATCCATTTGCTGGCAAAAAATAAATTCATATTCGGGAAGTTCATGTGCCAAGTCTTCAAAAATATCTGGTTGTTTCTCAGGCGCAATTCTGTGTGGGAACAAAATTTTATTTTGTTTCTTTGTGCCTATTGTGTCACGCTCAATCTCATGTTTAAGATACTCCATAGGCCAACCTGTTCTGAATGACTTTGATTTAGAACCAAATGCTTTCTTAAACATTTCCACATGAAAGTCTGACGCAAACCAATTGTAATCAAAACAATGATAAAAACTTCTTTCAGCATTACGAACCCAATCAGCATCACCAATTAGTCTACCTAAGAAGTCTTGTGGGTCATAACTACCGGCATGCCACATGCCATGTGTAATAACCTTCACGCCCAATAGTTCTGACATATATTTAAGATTGATAATACCTGGATGCCAAGCATCTGCAAAAACAAAGTGGTCACCCTCTTTTATCTTATTGTCAGTAAACAATTCAGCAATCTTTTTTACTTGTTCTGCTTTGTAAATGTTTGTGCCTGAGAAGTTTAGAAATGCACCTGGTGTTGTGCAAGCCGCAATGTCTGCTGGACCTTCAATAATAGTAACATCAAGATTGTTATCACTTAACAGTGCAGGAAATTCTGTTTTCCATTGTGCTGTATAACGTGTTTCCACATATTCTAAATCAATTAAATAAATCATTTTTTACAATACCACCATTTTCATCATCTTCATAAACTTCAACTTGAACACCCCTGTCAGGATATTCCTTTTCAATATAGTCCATAAGATCTTCACAAATCATTTCACAAGATTTATAATCTAGTTGTAATGTTTTTTCATCATAAAGACTTTCGAGTTCACGTTTAAATAAAATAAACTCCACATCTCTATCATCATGGAATACGCCTAGTGTAACATAAAAATGAAAAATGTGTCTATGTGGATATTGTAAAAACTCTACACCAGGCAAATCTTTTGCGCCAGGATATTTGTGTATGCCTTCCTTCTGAAAGGAAACTTTAATATAAGACTTTCTCATGCAAACAATCCTTCAAGTGATGGTGGTTCGGAACTTCTTACAGCCGCCGATTTCATACTACCTCCAAGATACTGGTCATCCTGCCAGCGCATAAAATCCTCAACTGTCTTTACACTATACAAGTTTCTGTATTGATGTTCAAGTTTCATCTTGCCCGTAAAGCGCAAAATTTCTTCTTCACTATGTAGCATTTGTTCTACACGGGACATAAAATTACGAATGCTTGACAAAACAAATGTATATCTAACTCTCAGCCATTCATCAAATGTGCCGCCTTCATCTTTCCATGCTTGCGAACCCATATTCAAAACTTTATAAAAGTCTTCAAGTGTTGAGCCGATATCAACAGTTTTTGAAATATCCTCATAAAAAATTCTATATCTATCATCAAAGTTTCTGTCATATTTTATTGTTGCCTCATTCATAAAATATAAGCCTGTTTCAGCCGCACGACTATGTGTTGTGCTATCATATGAGATTTCAATGTGGTCATACAACCCATTCTGACAAAAGATAAGATAAGGCAAAAGTCTGCGAACAGAACCAACACCTAGAATATGCAAATGTAATTTGTTTTGTTTGTTGCGCCAAGGAATCTGACTAGCAATAAAGGCACGTTTTACATCTTCAAGTGGACCAGTGCCTAGTGCCGCGGCTCCCATTGCAACCCCACCAATGCGTTCGCGGTCAGTCACAGGAACCTCAGAATACAATCTGTCAGCCCAGGTCATATAAGTGTCATAACAGTTTCCTTGCAAAATTGCAAATGGCGCACACTTGCTATCATGGTCCTCAAAAATTTCTAATTGTCGTTTTACATTTTGACCAGTCTTCTTAGCCATTTCTTCATAGTTATCAATATCAAAAATCCTTGCACCTACATCATTCCTATCAGATTTTCCTGATGTAAGTTTTACAGGAATCTCGTCAAAACACATACCGACATCAGCAGACTTTGCCTGATTCTCATAAATCTTTTCTTTCAGTTCTTCAGTAATTGTTTTACCGAGAGTAACAATTTGCAAGCCTCCAGAGTCAGCATGAATATTCTTGATACTACCTGCGTAAGGTTGGAATCGTTTACCAAAACTAGATTCCTGATAGGCATTGTAAAGTGCAGAAAATGTATGACTCTTATGTCCATGAACCATTTTTCCAAACAAGTCACGAACCATTTCCACACGCTCAGGAACTTGAGATACTTGAGGGTTACTCATTCTCATATAGCTTGTGCCTGAAACTACATATTCTAGGCTGTGCATTGCATAAACTCCGGAATAGGCCTGTCAGTCCAACGTGCAATTGGACGCTTGTATTTTTTGTAATAGTCCTGATATGCAACAATGGAATCTTCAGTCTTTACATCATCAGGCATAGCTTGTGCCATTTTTGTCAACGGACCATCGGGCAAATTCTTAGGAAGTTTTGCAAGAATATGAAAAAGTTTTTCATCGGTGAGATGGCGTCTACGATAACGATGTGTGTATTCAAGACACAATTCACACCATAGTCGATATAACCAAACATAGTTTTCCTTAGATGCCCGAGTCCAAATACCTGAAGGATGATTAATATGTGAGGCTTTGTAAATTAGTTTCTCGTCCTCAGCATTGTTTAAACGCCAACGTTTAATGTTCCGACCATTAGCAGTTTTGTCCATATACATTTCACCATCAAGAACACGATGTGCTGTAGACATCAATTGTGCATACTCAATAATCATCTTGACCACATGTTTGTCACAATGTAATTGGGCGCATACTTTAGGATCTTCATCCAAGTAAAAAATATTCATAATCCAAGACTCCGTTTAATTGCATCTTGTGCATCACGTTTACCCAAGTCGTAAACCTCACTAAACAAATTATATAGATCTGTACCATTTAAGTCAAGCACATTTATTGATTCTGGTTTACCTCGCATATCCTTAGTTTCAATAATCAAGCCATCAATAGCAGGGATAGGGCGAATTTGTGTAAAATTTTTGATAGTTTTTGTAAATGGATATGACATCATGTCCTCAAAATTTTCAATAATGTTTTAGTTTGGCTCATTGCATCATCAAGTGCATTATGATGTGTGCCGTCACTTTCTGACTTTCTTATTTGATTATTGTTTACACCTACAAGATTCAAAACTGTTCTATAACATTGAACTTTCCAAGGCGACCAAGGAATAGTAAGTTCAGTGTTCCAGTATGCTGATTCTAATATGGAGATATCGAAGGCGGCACCATTGCCCCAGATAATTGTTTGTCGGTCATTGCCAAACCATTCGGCAAAATTTTCCAACGCTTGGGTGACAGGTAATGGATTGACCGTCAAGGCCTTCCTAGCCTCCTTGCTTTGTTGACTCCACCACTCTACTGTATCTTTCGAGATATGAAGCCCGGCATCCTTGCAAGAATTGGCGTCTACATTTGTGTAGAAAGTGTCAAGCACTCCTTGTTCAATGTTAAAAGCTACGGCACCAATTGAGAGGATAGTGGCATATGGACGCACACTTAAGGTTTCAAGGTCAACCATTACCTGTCTAGTTGTATTATTCATATAGTCCTACTTATTCACAAAACTCATAAACTCATTACGAAGAGACTGGTCGTCTTTGAAACCGCCTCCTAATTTACTCGTAACAGTAGATGAACCTACATCTTCAACACCTCGACTTTTTACGCAATAGTGTTGAGCATCAACGACAACAGCAATATTATCTGTATCGAGAATGTATTGTAGAGCATAATAAATTTGTTCAGTAAGGCGTTCCTGAATCTGAGGACGTTTAGCAAAATATTCTACAACACGATTAATTTTACTAAGTCCGAGAACTTTTTCGTTTGGAATATATGCAACAGTAGCCACACCATCAATTACAACAAAGTGATGTTCACAGTTAGATTGAACATTAATGTTACGCTCTATAACCATTTCATCATAATTCATTTTGTTATCTACTGTAGTGCATTTAGGAAATGCCTCATAATCAAGACCCCAAAAGATTTCATTTACATACATCTTCGCAACACGTTTAGGAGTTTCAGTAAGACTATCATCCATAAGATCTAGTCCTAATGTTGCCATAACGTCTGTGAAAAGTTTTTCAATAGTATCAATTTTATCTGTTCGACTGATACCATTATCTTTAACGGGTGTTTCCACGCCACACTTTACTAAGTGTTCATGGACTTGGCGACCCAACTCAGGGTCTGTCTTTGTTTTATTGTAAGCCATTTATTACTCCTTCCTTACACGAGCTATGACTGTTTATATTTATTCCCACGGGAAAATTACCCATCGACTATCATTGTAATATTCTTTTACCGCATAGTCAACTAGTTTTGTATCTATTTTGGTTGTAAGAACTGCAACGTCTGTATTAGGATGATTTGCTTTTACTTGTGTTAGTGTTAACCCAGAGTCACAAATATCATCTACAATTAAAACTTTTTGTTCTCTGTTTATGATATTATTTAGACGTCCATTCTCTTGAAGTCCCCCATCGCGTGTCTGCCATACGACCGAATCGTATTTTATTCCTAGTTTATGGCTAATCATAACAGCAGGAGTCACGCCCCCGCGAGCAAGTCCTATAACCATTGTGTAACCTTTGTCTTTAATTTGTTTACACAAGTCATCTACAATATTGTCAATATCTCGCCATGACAGAATGATATTTTCAGGATCTTTGTATGTCACTGTATAATCTCCTACCTCAGCAAATGATGCGGTTGCATTGTCAATTTTCATATGATAAAACATTTTATGTCCCTATTTGATTACCAAACACATAGGCATGGTTTCGTGTTGCCACAAAGTATCCTCGGTCCATTGCATCTACAGCAATGTCAGAAATAACTTCTTGTTGTTCTTTAGTTGCACCGACAGGCATAACCCAAACCTCAGGCAAATCTGTTTCTCCAAATACTTCTGTAAGTTCTTGCATGTTGTTTTCTATTTCATTCCAAGATTCATCAGTTCCATTACAAACAAATTTAAGAATACTTGTTGATGAAGCTACAATGTCTGAGTATTGTAAAATTGTTTCAGGTTTCCAAGCATCTTTTTCACCGGCAGTATGTAACAGTTTAGGACTAATAGCAAAGTGCCAACGAATGTCATCATTGTTTTCAATAAACTCTTTAAATAAAGGCAATAGAGGTTTTGTGCCGTTTGTTTCAATAGTAATTGTTTTTGGACGATTGTTTCTCGAAGTAAGTTCTTCAACAATAGCAACCATATGTTTTTGTCTTAACATAGGTTCGCCGCCTGTAAAACACAACATTGTATCTGTTTTATAACCATCACGAACAAACTTACCACCTGGCAAATGTGCCTCAAATTTATCGCACACTTGTTCTACTGTCTCAGATGGACAAAGATGTTTAAACTTAAATGACCATGAATATGAGGAGTCACAGCCTTTATCAAACACAGGAAGTTCCTCAACATTTGAAATACTATCAGGATCTACATCCTTGTATGGAAGTTCCCATGTATTTTCATCGGCGGGATTTGTTTGACCAAAGCCATTACATTCAAGATTACAACCAAAGAAACGTAACCACACAGAAGGTTTACCTGCGAGTTCGGCTTCACCTTGGAAGCTAAAGAATATTTCGGAATATTTTACATTCATAATAAACTTTATACACTAATTAATTATAAAAGTCAAGTATTTAATTGTCCAATTCTTTGAGTGCATCAATTTTTTCTTTTGCATACTCAATTGCTTGTTTATCATCCAAATATTTTGGACGGCGTTTTACTAACTTTTGGTCAGCGTGTTTTTCATTCAACGAATTGGCTTCGTCAACTTGTTTACGCATATAGTCCAAAAACTCTGTTGTGCCGGGGTCACCATCGGAGCCTTGTGTTAACAGCTCTTGCATATCAATACTTTGAATATACTTATACTTTGTATCCAATTGTTTCTTTTCCTTTTGAATACGGCGTAAAAAAGCATAATATGTAATTTGTGTAAAATATGCAAATGGATTCTTAGACTTTTCAGGATCAAAATTATCAATGTATGTAATACAATTTTCAATCCCATCCAAAATCATTTCGTCACGGAAAGTGTAGTTAACAAAGTTCGACTTGTAAGCAAGATGGTTTGCAATTTTAACCATACATTCTCCCAAGTAATTTGTTACCCGAGGTTTTTCCTCGCCCGCCGCTTCTGCGGCAAGACGTCTCTCTCGATATTCGGATATAGCTTTAAGGAACTCTTTGTTGTCAATGTAGTGAGCTCCCTTCTCACGTTTTTTAGGCATATTGGTCCTCCATCATAATTTAGTGCTTGACTTCTTTGTGGTTCTATGTGTATAATCGCTCTGTAGCGTTTAGGAAATCTTATTATCCTTTTGTGCTTCTGCATACTGTATTAGTGTTTCAATCTCTTCTTCAATTTCTGCTTGTTCTACTTCTGTTTCAAAAAATAAAACATTTACCATTTTTTCATAACCCTCGACAAATTCTTCTTTTAAGTCAACCACCGTTGTGATGCGGCGGGCGTTAATCGACATCAGTGTCTCGTCTGAAATGCTGATCCAAGGTTTCATAGAATATTTTTCAATAACCTGCTCTCCCTTAAGATGAGCCTCAGAAATAATTTCAATCGGATATAATATCTGAACAAAATTATTTTCTGTAAAATCATCTTCCATGGTTGCAACTACAGTTTCGCCGCTTTCAAACTTAATTACTTTTATTTGATTGTCCATTAGTTGGTAACCTTACTAGTTTATATTTAAAACCTTCTTCATTATATAACTTAACACGTTCAATCATATGATTCAATGTATAATTCTTCTTGGATTTCCAAGAGAGATCATCGCCAACATCATACAAATTACAGGAAGTTTTATTATCACCTAATCTCAAGCCTCTACCAATTGACTGTAGATTTCTAATTCTACTTTTAGATGGCGATGCGAAAACAACATTATGCAAGTTCTTTATATTTATGCCTGTTGAGAACGTGCCATATGAGGCAATAATAATTGCATCGTTTGCTTTTTCAGTAAGTTCTCTAATTTTTTCACGTTGGTCAGTTTCAGTTCCGCCATAAACAAAATATACTGGGCGGGGGTCCTCAACCTTTTGTTTTACTCTGTCAAATAAATGGCGACCATGTTTGTCAACAAATTGAAAAAGGACTAATGTATTTCCCTTTTGTGAGGCTGTTAAATTAGTTAAGATAGAATTTCTTTTAGGATGTGCTACAAGAAAATCCATTTCTTCTTGATATGTCATATCCTTAACTGCTTTACGATCCTCATCCGAGTATTCCAACATAAGACATGTAACATTTAAATTAGCAAGTGAGCCTTTGTCAATAAGTGTCTTTGTAGTTGTAACCTTATACACACGACCAAAGCATCCTTCCAAAACAAGTTTATGTGTTTTTGTTCCGTCTAATGTGCCTGTTGTCCCTATACGATGTTTTGCACTTAGACACTTATTCATAATACCTGTCAGCGACTTTGCCTTAAACAAGTGTGCCTCGTCACCATATACAGCATCAAACTTTTCATACCATTTTTTAGGAAACTTGTAAATAGACTGCCACGTTGAAATAGTAATAGGAAATTCATTAGACTTTTCTTTGCCACCATAGATACGATGACAGTTTTCACTAACCATCCATTCATCGTCACTTGCATAATCCTGGAAGTCACTATACATTTGTTCTACAAGGGACGTTGTAGGGACAATAAGTAATTGTTTTTTATTCCTTGCTTGTAAGTAACGTATGAGAACATAAAGAATAAGAGACTTACCACTTGCCGTAGGTGACAACAACAATGCCCTGCCTGTTCTAATACTTTCAGCAATAGCCTCAATCTGATAATCTCGTATTTCAATAGGCTTACCGCCACTGTGTAATTTCAAAGACTCTGCAAATTTTTTAACGTATTCAATTGATACGGGGTCGCCGACATCTTCAATATCAACATTAATTTTATATTCTAATTGTCCAGCGAACTCCTCAAGATAACTTAGAAGTCCTACAGGTAATTCTTTTGCGTATATGTTAAACAGCCTTGCTTTACCATCCCACATACGAGAACGATACGCAGGCATAAACTTTGCACCCGGAACCTCAAATGTAAAGAAGTCATTAATTTCCTGTGCGACACTTACGTCACACTCTACATTAAGACTTGCTTCATTCTTTTTGGTTACTGTAATCATTACATAAGACCGTTTGTAAATTTAGTCCATTCAATACTGTTTTTAATATCCCATGTGCGACTATTTAGATAACGCATAACACGTTCTAAGAAGTCTGCTACTGTTCTAATATATTCGACTTTGTTTGTTTGCTCAATGACATCATCATCTGCATCCAACATATCATTCATATCCTGTTTCAATGGCTTAGGACCAAGATACTGTTCCCAACTTAAAGCATCCAGTTCCTGTTTACTAAGTTCACCGCGATAATATTGCATTTTAACACGGCGCAGTTTTAGTAAAGCTGCCTCAGACTTACGCAATTGTAAGCGAACATTAGACATGTGATTAAGATACTTGGAGTGTAGTTCTGGTATTCGTGTGCTTTCAGAACCGAGATTGAGTTCATCAATCTTACTATCTTCAGCCCACGTTTCTTGAAGTTCTTTCAATGTAATCATAATAATACTTTATCATCTTTATCCAAATAAGGACCTTGTTTTACTTCGATGATTTCACCTTCCTCTAAAAATTCAAATCCATGACCGCCTGAAACTAACAGGACCACATCACCTTTGCGTAATATTTTAATTGAAAAAAGTTTGTGGTCATCATCATAAAAATTAGCTTGTATAATACCTGATTTTACAAAAAGAGTTTCCTGTGTTTTGGAAATTTCCCTAACAACCTCACGGTGTTCATGTGGAGGTATCACATGTCCTTTCGGGCGTTTCATATAACCTAATTGTTGTGATGATTCGTTAGATGTGAAAAAATGAATACCATCTTTTTCAAAATCATTTCGTAAAATGATAGCTCTTGTTTCACCATTTAATATTACATTATCAATCATACATTAACTACGAGGTGTTTATTTATAAGTAAGTTAGCACGAAACGGTATAGAAGTCTATATGTTAGGTGACCGTTTCGATTTTAAACAATCTGTATCTAAACGCGGCAACACCAACAAAATAGTTTTGGTCGCCAGAACTAATATCAAAATCTAAGCCTTCAAGACTGATAGGGAAAACATCTGTAAATGAAATTCTTAGATTAGGGTTGTTATTAGAATCAAGGACAAACAAATCTGCATCACTAAATTGTGCTGATTCCTTGCCCCTACCATTAGGAAAGCGGTATGACTGACTATCAATAAGGTCTGTAAATTGTTGATGACTTTCAGGTGAGCCTAGTCCGAGTAACCAATTGTAAAGTTCATTGTAGTTTGCCATATCCTCTTGAACAAGGAATCGAATGACAAGTTCACCAAACTGTAATTTTTCACCTGGAAAAACAAGTGTGGACAAGGGTGTTTCTACAGTAGGACTTCCAATTGAAACTTGTGGTAAGTTGGCTGCCTGACAAAAGAAAGAAACATTAGGAATATTATGAACCTGAAATCTAAAACCATTCGGTCTCAGAAAGTCAAGTTCCTGTGGATTACCCGGATCATTTTGCCCTGATTCTTGGATGCTGGTGATAGGATTATAAGCCATTGTTTCTCCTTATACCATATTTATAACGAAAAGAAAACCCCGGAACATAAGTTCCAGGGCCTCCTCAATAAGTGCCGCTTAACACGGTCTTATTATCTAGCTTACATAAGGTTAGTAACTTTAACGCTTCTGTAATATTGGTTACGGTCTGCTGTAAATGTGTCAGCATCTGTTGTGCCGTCAGACTGTGTAACGTATGGGTTAGCGACCATGCCGTAGCGTGTCTTAAAGCCGATTTTTGGCTGGAAGGTGCTAGGGTCAAGAGCGCGGACCATTTGCAGTGGGACGTATGGGCAGTAGAACAGACCAGCGTCATATGCAGATGAACCTTTATAACCTACAACGTAGAACTGACTTGCGGCGCCAGTGTTTGCACTGTATGGGTCGATATAAACTTTGTAGCGACCATTCAATGTACCAGCAAATGTGTTGCCTGTGTCGTCAACATTAAGGTTTGTGTCAAGGGCAGGAGTGTAATCAAGAACACCAGCCATTGCAAGGGCACTAGCAACATCTGAAGAACAGATGATGAAGTTACCTTTACCGCGACGTGTGTCTTGTGCGATTACGTTGGCGTCACGTTCAATGTTGAACAACAAGCCTTTGAAACGCTCAACGCTCCAACGACCATTTGAATCAACGTCAAGGTCAAACGTGCCGGCAGTAGCCGTGCTAGCAGAACCAGTTTTAGCAACTTTGTAAATTGTTCTGATAACTTCACGGTTAATTTCAGCCAGGATTTCCTGTGACAAAATGTTTGACAACTCAGACTCAGCATCGAGACCATGAACAGCTTTCAGGTCCTGAGCAAGCTCGATTGTGTATTCTGCTTTCAGGGCGCGTGTTTTAGCCGTTACAGTTGTTTTCTCGATTGAGAAAGCCATTTCGTTGAGTGTAGTTCCGTCACCAAAACCTTCACCAGTTGCAGTTGCAACGCCGGTGCCTGTTGTGTATGTGCCGTCTACTGGGTTAGAACCGGCGTGTGTGCCTGCGCCAGCGAAGTCAGTATCGGCTTCGTTGAACAGAGCTTCTGTGCCAGTTTGTGAGGCGTAATGTGATTTCATTGCAAAGATAAGTCCTGTTGGACCTGTCATTGGCTGAACACCACATACGTCATATGCCATAAGATTAGGCAATGCACGACGGACCAGTGAAATCAATACTGGATCGTAGTTGTCAATGCCTGCACCTGTTTTGTTTTCATGTGTTGCTTCGAAAACAGCCTGACGCTCTTCGCGAATGGCTTTCTCTTGGTTTTCGAGAACAACAGTAGTAACAGCACGTTTGTGCGGGTCTTTAATGGAACCCAATTCTGGGTGCTCCAGGACTGGTTCCCACTTCTTTTGAAGTTCTTCTGAGAGATACATTTTTGTTTCCTCTGTTTAGTTGGTTATATATTATTTATAAAAAATTACTTTTTAACTGCTTTTGAAATAGCGTTGGCATAAATGCTCATTGGCGAATTGCCATCGACCATTTCCTCAGCCACAGTATCGTCCATTTTGTCATCGTCAGTAGCTCTTACTTTAGGGAAATAGTTTTCCTTAATGACAGCTACTTTCTCAGCAAACAAGTCCTGATTATCAAACTCTACGTCCTCAACCAGTTTAGCAAGTTTTTCTGCTTCGGTTACAGTAAGATCCGTTGTAGATTCAGCAATTATTTTACTACGCAGGAGGTCTGTTTTTTCTGCTACCATTGCAACTTTATCCTCAATAGACTCGTCAAGTTTAGACTTGAGTGAATCAATTTCGGCTTGCATTTCACCTAGCACATCATACTTTTCAGTAGGCACTTCGATGTAATGCTCGGAAAAGAGAGTTTGCATACCCTTGATAAAGTCTTCGGTAATTTCTGTGCGAAGACCATGCTCAACAGCAAGTTCATTCTCTTTCATCCAATTCTCAGCAACGTATGAGAGATAGCCGTCAATTTTTTCGACCATTTCTTCTTTCAATGTTTCCTGAGCGATACGGGCTTCTTCAGCCAGTTCTTTTTCAATTTCTTCTACTTCAGCAGATACGCGAGCAGTGACAACAGCTTCAAACAATGAGGCAGCTCTTACTTTAAATTCTTCGGAAAGACCATCTTCGTCACCGAACAAACCTTCAATGTCACCATCGAAAAGTGTTTCTTCTTCAACGACTTCTTCGTCTTCTTCCTCGTCCTCTTCAACGACTTCTTCTTCGTCGTCTTCGATTTCTTCTACTTCTTCTTCATCATCTGTTACTTCTTCAAGTGTTTCTTCGTCAGAGACTTCTTCGTCCTCACGCACACCCTGAGATGTAGGTTGATTTACAACAGATGCTGTATCTGTGCCGCCTTCAAAATTAGGGGCTTGACCAGCGCCAGTAGTAGCAGGAGCAGTAGCAGTTCCTTGTTTTCCAATAGCGGCTTTACCGATTTCAGCAGTAAGACCACCATTCTTGTCACCAGTGCCTGAAAGGTCAACCATTTCAGGACTAGAGTTAGATGAACCTTGAGCAGGCATTGATGCGTCTCCCTGACTCTTATCGAGTGGGCGAGAAGCAGCTGCCTCGTCTAGTTCATTAGCTTCTTCAGTGAGTTCCGCTTCTACTTCGCGGCTCTTAGCAAGAAGCTCTCTGATTTTGCTTTCTACAGCCATTTGTTTTTCTCCTAATAGAGTTTTATTAATGTCT